GCGGGTGTAGTCCTCGGTGCGCCCCACGAAGATCGGGGGCAGGCGGAAGGACTGCCGGATCTTCTCCCTGTTGTTGCCATCGTACTTCTGGAAAAGCTCGTCCTCCTTCTGTAGCTGCGCCAGCGGTTCGATGCGGATGCGAAAGTTCTGGGGGTTGGGCGAGCCGTCATCCGTCGTGTCCCCCTCCATGAGCAGGAACCGGCTGTAGTTGACACCCTTCTGGACTTGCTCCTCCGTCCACTTCTGCAGCCGTTCGATGGAGGACTCGGTCAGGGCTCCATTCTCCACGATCACGAACATGGAGGGGATGGCGTTGTTGGTGAGGGTGTTGAAGTTGATCTCCTCGGCACGCCGGCTGCCCCTGATGGAGAAGAGGTTGCCTATCCACATGGGCACGCCGTACGCGGACAGCGGGTTGTAGTGGCGGAAGTGGAGCAGCGCGGTCGCTCGCCGCTGGGTCGGGATGACCTCAGAGAACTCCCCCGTCCACTTGTCCATCTGCCTCGGGTCGCCAGCCTCCTTGAACCACATGACCCGGCCCGTGCCCGACACCATGGCGAAGCGACGGAAGCGGTGCCACATGGGGATGTCAGCCAGCTCGAAGCTGCGGGACGGCTGGGGCATCCTGACCTTGACCCTGACCGGCCTCGGCACCTTCTCGGTCAAGCGGACGGTGTGGCCTACCACATGGTTGAGCCCGACCAGCTCGCCCATGTTGTCCTCGATCAACTCCACGTAGCCGTTGCCGCAGGAGTGCTGGTCGTCCTTCACCTTCTCCAAGATGATGTCCAGGGACTCGGTCGGATGGACGCATTCCAGCTTGGCCTGGAGGATGAGGCGCTCAGCCTCGATGTCCGAGGCAAGCGTGGCTCGCACCCCCTCGGGCATCGGGCGCTCGCGGAGCGTCCACCCGAAGCCCACGGTGTTGATCACCATCGCTCGGATACACTGACCCAGCTCCGTGTTGTTTTCCTTCTGGGAGCTAAGCCATTGCATGGGGTAGGGGGGCTCGACCAGTCGGAGCTGGCCAAGGGACACCTTGGCGAACGGGTCTTGAGCCTCGGCGTTGGAGGAGCCCATCTCCCCGGAGTCTTCCTCGGCCTTCTTGATGGCGTCCTTGGACGGACCTATCGGGGTTGCGCGGAGGCGGACCTTGCGCTTGATGCCGTCCTTGTCGATGGCATCGAGGGTGATTACGGCAGCGGCTCTGGCGGACTTCACGGTCACCTCCATAGGGCGGAGGCGTGCCCGCCCCGAGCGTCCGGTGGCTAGCCCTTGACCGTGGTCATCGCGACCGGGTCGCAGGTGCTCGCCCAGTCCGTCGCCACGATGGTGGGGTCGAGGTCCATCTTCGCGGTCAGGGCGGTATGGGCCGTGCGGAGTGCCGCGAGGTCGCCCGCGATGCCGCGAAGGACCGTCGCAAGGCTGGGTGTTCCAGAGGCGCCGGGCGTGAGCTGCGCCCCACCCTCGCCGTAGGAAGTCTTGATCACGTTCGCCATGGGTCTTCTCCTCTCGTGGGGTGAAGGTCAAGCCGCTTGCGCGACTAGCCCCACGCCTCCCACAGCAGGTCCTCGGTGGTGGTGTCGTTGATGTCGGCGAGGACCGGCACCTTGATGCCCTGGTTCCCGGCGGCGTCGTGGGTCGGCTCGATGCCGCCCGAGGACAGGACCGACAGGGTGCCGTCGGCGATCCGCTTCAGGTTCTTGCCCAGCTCCAGACCGTCGCAACACTCCACGAGGATCTGGTTGGTCAGGTTGGTGACCTTGGCCTTCCGGGGCGAGAAGCCCACGGTCAGGATGTTGAGGGTGGCGTTGGTTGCCTTGATTCTGCCGGTGGCATACCGGGCTCCCACGGTGCTGGCCATGATTCATTCCTCCTCAAAGGATGGTTGTACTGCAACGCCGTCCACTATACACCGCGCCTCAGAATCAAAGCAACCCAGGTTCCTTGGCCCGTCGTTTCTTCACCCCACGCTGAGCCATGCCTATGGCTATGTCGAAAGCATCGAACACGTCCTTGGGTCCGTGGGGGAAGGACACCATGCGGCGCAAGAACTTGTGGTGCTCTCGGCGTATGTAGAACGGGCCGGCCTCACCAGCCTGGGTAGCAAGCTGTTGGGCTCTGGCCACCTTGTCCTTGAGCGTCCAGCGCGGCACCACGGGGATATCGGGGAACCAGTGCTGCACCATCTGGGCACAGACCACCTGGTAGGCGTTGGCCTCGATACCCACGCGGACGGTCTCCGGGTGCTTCCGATAGCGCTGGTTGATGACATGGATCTGTTTTGGGAAGGGCAGCCTCGTCTCCAGAACGTCCAGCAGATAGATCCGCTTGGTCTTCTTGCAGGTCGAGATGGTGACGTGGGCGAAGTAGTCATTCCTCGCCTTCTGCCCTGCAGCGAGGTCCACGCCCTGCCACTTGAAGGCGTCGCCGGGCGGGTGTTCGTAGAACCTGAAGTGGTCCTCTGTGAAGATGCCCCCGAAGGACACCCCGCTGCGGCACATCCATTGAAGCTCGAAGGCGGCCAGCGACCCGCGCCGGATGCGGTGCAAGCGCTCGGTGGGGAACACCTCCTCCCACACCGACCTGTCCGTCTCCTCATCGAGGACGCTGAGCTTGTAGGTCTTGCCCTTGAAGTCTTCCTTCTCCAGCCAGCCGTAGAGGTCGTCCTCGTGCCACCGCGTGCCGATAATGCACTGGCGACCCTTGGGCTCCAGCGCGGGCAGGAGGGTCTTGTAATAGAAGTTCTTGAGCTTCTCCCGCTGGCCTTCGGTGAGGCTGTTCTCGTCGGTCACCAGGTCGTCGCCGATGATGACATCAAAGTGGCGGCCCAGGAGCGCGGTCTCTTGACCGACGCAAGTGATGGTCGCCTCCTTCATGCCGACGGAGGTGCGCTTGGAGACGATGATCTCCCCGTCGGCCCACTTGTCAGCACCGACCACGTAGTCACCGAACACCTCACGCAGGGTTTCGTTCCGCTCGAAATGGGACTTGACGCCGCGGAGGAAGGTCTTGGCTTGGTCGGCAGCGTCAGAAGCGAAGAGGATGCGGATGTTGGAGTCGCACAGGATCTCAAGGATGGCACGCCCGATGGTGAGGTAAGAGGTCTTGCGGGCACCTCGGAAGGCGAGGACCATCCCTTCATCGTTGTGGTCTTGAAACTCCATCATCTCCTGGTGGAACCACATGGCGTGGTCGCCGCTCTCACCACGGAGGATGTATTCACAGAGGATGTCCAGCCGTCGGTGCTCGACCACGAGCTGGCGCAGCATATCGTTCCGGGCCTCGCGGGCCTGCTCAAACCTGGCAGAGGAGTAGCCAGACAGGGCAGCCTGCGTCTGGATGGGCGTCAGGATGTGAGCAACGCGGACGGACATTACAGCCTGCGCCTGGGGCGGTCTGCGTTGGCTTGTCGTTCCAGCTCACCGATGATGGAGAACAGCACGGAAGCCACCTCGTCGTCCCTGGCACCGGCCAGCTTCAACACGCCGACGAACCCCCGTGCCCGCTTACCGAGGTCGGACAGGCGGGTAGTGTAGGGTCCAGTCACCCGAAAGACGTTGTCCCCTGCAGATCACTCCTCTGGGCCATGGCAGCACCTGTCCTTTGAAGGACAGCTCCAATCCAATCGAAGAGGCTCCCAAGGCTAGACCTCACGGAGCCCTGTTACGTTCGCCTCCAGCCAGGCGATGGCTGTGATGGACGCCTGGTTCTCTACCACCCCCTGGCCCACGACACCAGCCCGTACCTCCAACATCGCGGCAGCCTGCTCGATGTCCTCCGGCTTGCAGCCGTAGTCCTGAAGCACGGCGCAGCGCTGCGCCACGTCGAGGATGGTCCCCGTCCTCCAGAACTCCATCTCCATGTCGCAGCCGAACGCCTCGGCCTCGTAGCCCGCTCGGTACGAAGGGGATGTCAGGTAGCGAGAGCCGAACACCGGCATCCCCTCGCGGTCAGCCTGGACGACGTGCTGGTGCTCATGGACGCAGACCCTCACCTGACTCCACAGACTCCACAGCCCACCCTCCCCCTCCACGCCAAGCTCGAAGGGGATATAGATGGTCTTGCCGAGCGTGGTGACAAAGTTGTGCATGAAGTGAGCCGGGTCCATGATGCCCAGCCCGCCCAAGAGGGCGGCCGTCAGCTTCATCACCATGGCCTGGTCCTTCTCCACGACCGACGATCCGAACGTCGTTTGCATGTGAGCCCAGAAGGATCGAACCAGCGCAGGCGTTAGCATCATCGCACCTCTCTGCGCCCCAGGAGCGGAGCGCCACGTTGTCCCCGTCAACCAGCAGCATCACCGCACCGGGGTGCAGGTACAGCCCTTGCCGGGCACCTCGCTGCAGACCCAGGCTGTTGGAGCCCCGGGCTTGATAGCCTTGACGTTGGCACAGTCCATCACCCGCTGCCACTTCAAGTTGCTGCCACACAGCTCAACCAGCGAGCCGTTGCAGCGGGTGGCCTTGAGCTGCTGGCATGGCGACCCACAACCGTGCATCGCCAAGACCAAGAACGCTACCAGGCACAATCGGATAGCATGGTACATGGTCATCCCTCTTCCTTGATCTGGACGATGGCAACAGCGAAGACCTCCTGGTAGACAGGGACCTCGCCTGCAGCCAGCTTCCATTTACAGAGCCCCGGGTGCGGGGCCTGGATCTTGAATACCCGGGTGCCCCAGAAGACCACCTCCGGCCAGACATCGAACGGGGGCAGCAGCCCGGTCGCCACGTACTCTTTCCTGGTGGTCTCCAGCCTCACCTCTTGCATGGTCTGTCTCCTACAGCCCGACGAGCCTGTGGAAGCTGGACTCGATGGGGCTGCGCCTGGCCTCGACCTCGCTGTAGAGCTGCAGCACCTTGGCCTTGCGGGAAGCCGTGAGCGCCACGGTGTATCGCAAGGACGCGGGGGCAAGCTCCTTCGAGGCCCGGAGGCATTGACAGAACGCTTCCACGTCCGCCTCTGTGACCAGCTCGAATACCTCTGTCCGCTCCATGCCTCTTGATACCACAGGGCCGGGGCAGCTTGCAATACGTTCCGATGGCACTTGCCCGGCTATCCGT